ACCTTCATTGCCAGGATTTGCTTTGTCCTGTACAACATAGATGTTGGCATAATATGACAGTTTACGCTTCTGTTTACGGACGGTATCCTTATCAGAATCCAGACCACTATTCCAGAGTTCACGATTGTGCTCTGATACAGGGTCTTTACTACCATTCGTAGTCAAAGAATTTTCAATGTACCAACCACCAGGACCTTGGAAGGCATGGGAGTACATCTTTGCCCAGGGAAGTTCTTCTTCGTTAGGGGCAGGGAGGAAACGGATGACGGCATAACCATTACCGGTTTTATCCATTTCAGGTTTCCAGAGACGCTCATCAGCACCACTAGAAGTATTGTTCATCTTCTCTACTTCCTTTACCAGTTTAGAGGTAAGGGAACCCAGAGAGGATTGCTTTTTAAGATTTGCGAAAGACATAGGATTTTTGGATTAATTGGATTTGGCTTTTGTGTACTTCGTTATTCTAGAGGAATCAGGAATCTTTGTCAATCTCTGCTTTCATCACATTTAACATTTTAGTCATGTTAGAAAAAATCATATTCATGTCAGCGTCTTTGGGAAGACCCATCATTTGTGCAGATTCAACAATGCGATTCTTCATCATCTTTGCTTCAGGATCATCAGATAAACTTAAACGAGTATATAAAACTCGTTGTTTATCGATCAGTTTTTCAAGAAGAGCCACATGAAATTTCTGTTCTTCTCTTGACATACTAGGAAACTTAAAGACGTTTTTATAAACGTCCTCTTGCAGTTCACTAATTTCTGTCATCTCTGCACGGACGACTTCGGATTCAAAGAAACTCATTTGACTAATACGACCTCTTTTAGAATTTTTTTATAACGGAATACATCGATATTTAGGAAGGGAGAATACTTTTTCATTCTCATACTGACAGATTCCCATACAGGATCTTGTAGTTCACTATCAAAATTTTTTTTAAACCCTAGTATTTTATCAAGTATTACCAGGGTTTCAATTGATATGTCACCACCCAAATACTTCTTCAGTAAAATTGGATGTCCTTGTTTGTTTACAAATACAGTATCAAAGTCTTGATCAGAAAAAATAATTTCAATTTCTTCTTTAAAAACATATGACAAAGATTGAGTTCTCTTTTTCCATTCAGTATATCTATTTTCACCCTCTCTAATCATTTCACCAATCCAGAGTTTGTTTGGATCAGTGCATGTAATAAAGTTAGATACAAAAAAATCTATTACTTCTTTATCACCTTTACCTCTGGCAAGTTTCTCAAACCAAAAACGATCTTTTCGTTTATAAAAAGACTGGACAGTCGCACGACTCTTCCCACAATACTTGTGATAGTCATACTTCTCTTTCGTAAAGTGATTCTTTAACGAGAGGTATTGTTTGTAGGCATCAAACGGCATCATAAAAAAAGTAATAGGGTCAAATTTTTGCCGGAATTTTTTTCAAGCAAAAATGAAATTAAATTGGTAGTTTTGCTCTGGAACTTCTCTTCAGGAAATTTAGTTCCGTTGCTTCACCCTTTATCTTTTCCTTTAAAGGTTTAGAAATTAATTTAGGAACGGATTCTATATCGATGCTATTCTTTTCACAAAAATGAATGATAGCATCAATATAATTCATCTCGGCATTATCCATGACAAGAGATTCAATCTCTTGTGCAAACTTGGATGGGCAGAAGAATTTCTTTTCTAGTGCTTTTTCTAGTTCATTCTCCATTCTCTGACCTAGTATTGTGATGTACAAACTCTTTAATGTATCTAACTAATAACTTAATATAATCCCCTTTGTTTCTTTTGTCAAATACTTTAACCTCACCACCTGGTGTAACCATAATAGTGATAAGTTTTTTGACGGGGATACCAGTCAGTTCGTAATAGGCAGCAGCATAAAAAGTTTCTTGAACGAAATAGTTTTCCAACCATTTCTCTGGTTTAATCTTTTCCGAAGTCTTAAAGTCAATGACTGCAAGTTCTCCTTCGTATTCTGCAATACAGTCAACCCTACCAGCTAAACCAAGATACTCAGAGTACAGAGTCCTTTCGATAGCGTGTACGTTATTTATCTTATCCAGATATGGTTTGGCATGATGAAACATAAACTGTGTAAGAGGACGAAAGTCATCCCAGTTTATTTCATTGTTCCGCATGTATACTTCAACTGCTTCATGGAAGTCAGTACCACGGGTAGTTGCTCTTTTAGTAATACGATTTGCTTCTTCAACACCAATTCTCTTTCGCCAGTTAATAAAAATCTGTCGATTATAAAAAGAAGTTACTGATGTAATAGAAGGCACCCAATCTCCATTTGGAAGGTTATAGAGACGGATGCCAGTTGTTTCTTTCTTGTTTAATTCAAGATCACCAAGATAATTACAATGCTCAAAAATCATAAATTCAAATCCATTTTTGCAACTAAGTATTCTTTACAGAGACCAGACCTAACAATATCTTCAACACCAAATTCAATGATGTCCATTGATGGCATTGTTCTAAGGATTCGCATGAAGTCAGCAATGCCATTCTTCTCTGCCGTTTTAACAAGGTCAGATTGTGTTGCGTCTCCACAGAACATAATTTTACTGTTCTCTCCTATCCTCGTGATTATACTATCAAGTTCGTGAAAATTCAAGTTCTGAAATTCATCAACGATAATAACTGCATTATCAAGTGTAGTGCCACGAATGAATGAAGTAGACCAGAAACTTACAGTTCCTTGTGTCTTTAAGTTGCCATAAAGCATTTCAAAGTCTGCTTCTGTAGGCAACTCAAACATATACTTCACCATATTCTTATATGGTATCTGATAAAGAGAAGACTTGTCCTCATGATCACCTGGAAGGAAACCAATCTCTCTGGTCGCTACAAGCGATCTAACAATGTAGATCTTCTCGTAGGGTGTCTTGGTATCAAGAACGTCTCTTAGAGCATTGTAGAGGGTGATAAACGTCTTACCTGTTCCTGCTGCACCATAAGCAACGATGTTTTGATCGTTCTTGTAGCAACGAAAAAGTTCTTTTTGATTTTCTGTTAACGGTTCGATGGTTTTCATCAAATCCGTATTGATTGGTTTCTTTCTTTTCATTTGTCTATTGGACATTCCAAATGGAACTGGAGTTTGAGTCTTTCTTTTTGATGCCATAGAAAAGATTACACAGGACGGACATTGGATTTTGGTTGTTTCGATACTTTACGAAGCACATCATTCCAACCAGGATGAGATTTTTTAAGTCTGTCGTAAATCTCACCCAACTCCCCACAACCAGGGATGGTTGATGGGTCGCTCCAATCCCTTGTCCAATCAGGGTTTTCTTTACACCATTCAGTCCATTCGTAAATACTCATCTTGACTTCTTTTTGTTCGCCAGACTCTCTATTAATAACAGGATATGTTGCCATAAATCACCTACTCTTATTTTTATTTATTCCATTCCATTGCTTCCGCAACAGCAGGGAATTGTTCACAGAAGATTTTTTTTGCACCTAGTGCAAGATCCATATGTTCCTTCTGTGTACCATTTGCAGAACGCAAATCGATATAATGGATCCATGAACGAACTGAACCGGTCATGTAAATTTTAGTGGGACATGCCAAAGGAAGTACAAAACGAGCACACTCCTTTGCAATCGATGCATCAAGCATTTCTTTGTAGAGTTTCATTCCCTCTTCAAAGTGTTTTTGCATTTTGATCTGAAACTCTTGACGGATAAACGCATCAATATCATCAATACTATTCTGACGATTCTTGGTGTCTTGTCTGCGTAGTTCAGGTAAAGGGATCTCCTCCGCGAGTAGGGAACTATCAGCATAGCGTTGTGAAAATTCCTGATAGGTAAATGAACGGTGGCGCAATACTTGAGCAGCAATTCCTCTAGTAGTATTCAACTCTAGAGTCATATATGCTTGCTCAAAAATACTCCAGTGTTGATGCTTTACACAATACTTAAGTAGACCAGAGAATTTTTCATTCTCTTGGTTGTTAGGATTACTCACACGGGCACAGTATGCCATGTGTTTCTCAGCATCAGGAGTTACGCTGATTAGATTTACGTTGTTCTCGTTCATCAAGTGTCTCGTTAATAATGTCTTTTAGTTCTTGTCTTTCTAAATCAGTAAAGACATTTCGTTTTGGTATTACCAATGGTGGATGGATTTTTTTTGATTTTGATTTACCATCACTAGGAACACTCATTCCTTGTGTATCTATCTTATCCATCGTCGTCCTCAAAAACTTCGTCGTAGTCTAAAATGTAGTTGCTAGTAGGGTCATCAAAGTTTTCCTGTTTGGTCGTGTATACATCTACATCAGAGTATACCTCAGACTCAAGAGCATCAACCAGCAGTCTTAGATTTTTTACTATCAGTTTTAGTTTATCTCTTTCCATAAAAAATGGGAGGTTTCCCTCCCATC